ACTTGAATTAAAAGATGAAAGTGGAAATATCAATAGAATCAAAATCTTTACTGAAGATGGTATCATTAAAGAAAGAGAGAATGTTGAGATAGAAGCAGAATCTGAGGAGAAGAAAGAAGAAGAATTAGCTGATGTATCAACAGAAGAGGTAGAAAAACTACCTGAATCTGGTGAAGTAACAGAACTTCCAGAACAAGTAACTTTAGAATCTGAAGAAGATAAAGAAGAAGAATTGGTTGACGAGGAGGTGGTTGATAAGGATGCAGAGATTGTAGACTTAAAAACTAAACTTGGAGAGCAGGAATCTAAAATCGAAGAGATGAAAGAAAGAATCGAAGAACTTGTAAAGTATTTTGAGGATATCAAAAAAGAAGAAGAAGCACTTGAAGAGGAAGAAGAAAAGGAAGAAGAGTTAGAATCTAAGAAATTAGATGGAGCTCCAATTGAAACTTCTAAATTTAGTAATCAAAAGAAAAACAATTCATTTAGAATACCGAACTCTCATAACTCGGTTTTAAGTAAATTGTATAAATAATATTAACAAAAAAAGAGAGAAACAAAATGAGAAAAATTGAAAAATTTACAACAGGACAGCCTGTTATCAATAACTCTACTTATGCTGGTGAAGCGGCTGCTGATTATATAGCAGCGGCGTTACTTTCTGCAAGAACTCTTGATAATCAATTGGTAACTATTAAACCAAATGTAAAATTCAAAGAAGTAATTCAGAAAGTTGATGTATCAGGTATTGTACAAGATGCAAGCTGTGATTTCGTAACAAGTGGTTCAGCTTCTATTACGGAAAGAATTCTTGAGCCTAAAGAGCTACAAGTAAACCTATCACTATGTAAGCAAGAATTCGTGGATTCTTGGAACGCATTACAACTTGGATACTCTGCATTTGATGAAATCCCAAGAAACTTTAACGATTTCTTAGTATCATATGTAGGTGGAAAAGTTGCTGAAAAAACTGAACAAGATATTTGGGGTGGTGTATCTACTGCAAATGGTGAGTTTGGTGGATTTGAAACTGCATTCTCAGCTTCTGTAGCTGCAGGTGGAGCTTCTGATGTATTACCAGCAAGAACTGATGGTTCAGGTGCTATCGTATCTGGTTCTATCACATCTGCTAATGTACTTGATAAATTACAAGCAGTATATGATACTATTCCTTCAGCTGTATATGGTAAAGAAGATTTAGTAATCTATGTTGGTTCTAAAACTGCAAGAGCTTATCAATCAGCACTTTCAGGACAAACTAACATTGGTTCATTCAACAACCAATTAAATGTTGGTGAGAAACCAAATAACTTCCAAGGTATTGAAATCGTTCTATGTCCTGGTTTAAGTGATGATAAAATCGTTGCAGCTCAGAAATCAAACCTATTCTTCGGAACTGGATTGCTATCTGACCATAATGAAGTACGAGTACTTGACATGGCGAATTTAGATGGTTCACAAAATTATAGAATCATCATGCGATATACTGCAGGAACTCAGTTCGGTGTAGGAAACGATATCGTTTATTACGGAGCTTACTAATATATTAACTAATAATTAAAAAGGAGAAACTATGAGTTGTTTATTAACCGCGGGGAGACAAGAAGTATGTAAAGATTCAGTAGGAGGACTACAGGGTGTTTACTTTATCAATTTCGATTCTGGTTCATTTACTAAAAATGGAAGTGGAGAAGTTACTGATTTATCTGGTTCTACCGTTTATTACTACGAACTCAAAGGAACTTCTGCTTATACTGAAACTGTTAATTCTTCAAGAGAAAATGGAACTACATTCTTCTCTCAAGAAACTGTTCTTAACTTGAAAAAGTTAACGAATGAAATGACTACTCAGTTAAAATTATTAGCTTATGGTAGGCCTCAAATTATAGTTTGGACTAATTCAGGTGATGCATTATTAGTTGGTGAAGAACATGGAGCAGATTTAACTGCAGGAACAATTCAAACAGGTGGAGCGTTAGGAGACCTTTATGGTTATTCTATCACGATGACAGCTGAAGAGAAACTTCCAGCAGCATTCTTATCTGGTTCAACTTCAACAGATGCATTTGCAGGGTTAGTAGGTCAACCTACAATTGTCTATTCATAAGAGATAATTAGTAGAGTCCTAAGAGCATAATATAAGAAAACCTCTCTTCGTGAGAGGTTTTTTTGTGCCTATGTTTGAATAATGATAAGTTAAAGTTTAGTTGTTATATACTAAAAGATTAGATAATGCTTAGCTATTACATCTCACAAAGTAACGAATTCGTGATAAGAACACGAAATACAGGCTCAGGTGATGAGTTTACCCTTAAATTAGAGGATATGTTAACATATGAAACATCTTCTTATAGTTTAAGTGGTTCTTATACATTTAATCCCTATGAGAATGTTTTTACATTTTCTCAATCATTAGAGGGAGTTGTTGAAACAGGCCAAGAGTTTATTGCTGAAATTAGTGGTAGTGTAAGTGGTTCAATTTGGTATGGTTCAATCCAAGTATATGGTTCTCAATCAGTAGATAAAGTTGTATATACAACACAAAACGAGAAATTCGTATCAAATGTAACCAATAACGATTATATAGTAATGTAATATGAAACAAGAACAGAAATTTAGTGTGATAAACTTCTCAAGACAAGATGTTCCAATTGTACAAGAAGATACAAAAACAAGATATCAATGGGTGCCTGTTGGAATCTTAGACCAAGATGATTACTTCGGTTTACTAAACGAAGCATACAATACTTCTACAACTAATGCGGCTTGTATTGATGGTGTTGCTGATTTAATTTATGGTAAAGGATTATTTACTAAAGAAGAAGCAAAACAAGAACGATTAGATAAGATTATTCCACCAGAAGATTTAAGAAAAGTAACCTTTGATTTAAAATTATTTGGTAATGCTGCATTTCAAGTAATATGGAATAAATCACACACAAAGATAGAAAGATTATATCATACACCTGTACAAAATCTTCGTGCTAAGAAGATTGAGGGTATGAAAAAGATTGAAGGATATTACTATTGTGTTGATTGGTCAGATGTTAGAAAACAAAAAGATAAAGCTTTCATTCCTACTTTCGGTTCATCAGATGAAGAAATCGAAATACTATATATAAAGGAGTATGAACCAAGTAGGTATTATTATTCTTTACCTGATTGGATTTCTGCATTACAATTCTCATTCTCAGAAGCTGAATTATCTAATCTACACTTAAACAATATTGAGAATGGATTTTTACCTGTTGCAATGGTTAACTTTAACAACGGAGTTCCAGCACCAGAAGAAAGACAAACAATAGAAGCTCTGTTAGAATCTAAATTTACAGGTACAAGAAATGCTGGTAGATTTATGGTATCATTTAACGATGATGCAATTAACAAACCTACTATTGATACACTTCCGATGGAGAACTTACATGAGAAGTATCAGTATGTTGCTGAATATGCTCAAGATAGAATTCTCGTAGCTCACAGAATAGTATCACCACTTTTATTTGGTATTAGAACTGCGAATAATGGATTCTCTTCTCAATCGGAAGAAATGAAAACTGCATATTCTATTATGCAAACTATGACAATCTTCCCATTCCAAAATCTAATTTTAAACGATATATACAGAGCATTTAGAATTGGTGGTATCGATATATCAGAATTATATTTTGAACAACTTACACCTCTTGTAATCCTTTCTACAACAGCAGAAGAAACTGATGAAACAATAGAAGAAGTACAAGAAACTATTGATGATAATTTACAAGGTGGTGAAGGTGAAGAAACACAAATGGAAAATGAAGAAACTGACAATTTGTCAGATATAACAAACGAACCAATAAGACCTTCAGATTATGGATTTGAAAGGTATTATGATTCTAACTAATATAAAATAGAACTATGGCATTTGGATTATTAATAACACGAAACGATATCATTAAAAACACACCTCTTGGTGGTGCAATTGATGCTGATGCTCTTCTACCTTTTATTAGAACAGCACAGGAGAAGTACATACTAAATTTATTAGGAACAGTTCTATACAATAAACTACAAGATGATGTAGAATCACAAACCGCTTTTACAGGTTACTATCAAACACTTGTAGAAGAATATGTTAAACCTACTTTAATTTGGTATGGATGTGTAGAATATATTCCATTTAGTTCAGTACAATTTAAATCAAACGGAGCAGTTAAACAACAGAGTGAAACTGGTATTGCTCCTACGAAATCCGAAGTAGATTATTTGTTAAACAAAGCTTTGAATAATGCAGATTATTATTCAACTCGTTTACAAGATTATTTGATTGCTAATTCACCTAACATACCTGAATACTATGAATCAGTTGGAGATGCAACACAAATTTATCCTGATACAACTAATCAATACTTTGGAGGAATACAACTATAATAAATTATGAGTACACCATCATACACACCAAGTAGAAGTCAAATTGTAAAGAACTCAGCTGAGAACTTTTCACTTTACTACAATACTTTGAATTACTTCAAAACAATTATGAAGAATCATCCAAGTATTGCTAAAGTAACACAAGGAGATATCTACAATTTTGATTCAACTGAATTTCCACAATACCCTATTGGTAATGTGTTAATTACTAATGCAAACTTTGGAAATACAGTAACAGAATATCAAGTACAACTAATAGTTGCTGATAAATCAAAATTAATGAGAGATGATGATACACCAAATGAAAGAGAAAATAAACAGATTGTTCCTTTTGATGGGACTGATGATGTTGTTGATATTCATGCTAACACATTGAGTATCTTAAACGATTTAACCGCATTTACTCAAAAGAGTAACTATGGGATGGAGATTAATTCAGCAATTAATTGTACACCTTTTGCGGACCGGTTCAATAATGGGCTGGTGGGATGGTCAGCAGAATTTACTTTGACTGTTCACAATGATAAAAATCGTTGTCTTTTTTTTTTGATAGCCCCTGAGGGGCAGTATTTTAAAATACAAGATTGTGAAACTCAA